GCGTTGTTCATCGTTTCCATGATCTTGCCAGCCACGATGAGCGGCGACAACGCGCCGGCGATCGCGATGCCAGCCGTGCCGGCTGCGCCCGCGACGCCGCCGATCGCACCGAATCCACCGAGCGAAAGCGCGGATTGTGCTCCGGCTTTTAGCACGCCTTGCGCTGCGCTTGGCGCTCCGCTGACTTTCTCCATGCGCTTGGCCGACGCTTTGATTTTGGCTTCGGTTGCCTTCAATCCGGCGTCAACGCCTTCGGTCGTAACGACGACGGGAACGTGTACTTTCGGAAGACTAGCCACGTGGTAACTCCTGTAGTGCTTCCTTCACCGATTCGTTTACGTAGTGCACGATGCTGTTTTGGTGCTTCTGTCCCGCGCGCGTGATGTAAAGCCGCCGATAGATGCGGGTGCCGAGTGAGGCGGCGTTTTTCTTCAATCCGAGGCGCCAGCCGCGGCGCTGCGAGAACGGCACGATGCGTGCGTTCTTGTTGCCCTTCCACTTGCGAACGAGTTTCGGCGGCGGCTTCGATCCAACTTGCCCGTCGCTCGTCAGCGTCAAGCCCTTGCGAACTGGACGCCAGCCTTGGTCGTAGAAGTGCGAGCGCTTACCGACGCGGTTGCCATCCTTGCGGACTCCGACGCCGGCCCAAATGATCCCCTTGCGGTAGGTTTTGGTCTTGACTGCGATATCCCGTTTGGTGCGCTTTGCCTTCGGCAAGGCCAGCGCTTTCATCGTGCGCTTGACCGCGTCTCCCCAATTGCGCAGTCCCTTGCGCACGATCTTCTTTCGCATCTTCTTGGGAAGTTCCGACGCGATCGCTGCGATCTTCTCCAAATCCTCTTTCGAGGGTCGGAACTGGATCTTGAATCCGGCTCGTTTTGCGGCGGTCGAGTTCACGTCGGATGCCGTCCCAATCGGGGATATCCATTTCCACGTTCAGCGCTGCAACGCTCAACGTAGCGAGATCGGTGCTCGTCAGTGAGAACGCCACACGTAGCACCCGACGTGCGGCGTCAGTTAGTCCCGGCCTTCGGCGTACAGCCGCTCCACCAGCGCTGAAATCTTCTGCACCGTGAACGCGTCAGCCGCAAGCGCTTCGTCCACGCTCGCAAACACTGGTGCGCCATTCTCGACAAGATGCCGAGCGACCATCCACGCGGAAAGACGCTCAGGCGTCTTGGTAGAGACGTCGAGCGCCTCGATGAGATCGAGCGCCGACGGTCGGCGCAGCTCGATGGCGACGCCGTTCGGGAGCGTGCCGTGCCAGTTCTTGAGAGTGAGTGCGTCTCGAATGCTCATGCGATCGTGATCGTGCCGGTGTATTGAATGGTGAAGTTCGCGCGGATGACTTCGTTCGTTGAAGCCGTTGCGCTAAACGATTGAACAAACGCCTGGCCGCTGTAGGTCATGCCAGTGGAAAGCGTGATAAGCGCCGTTGCGCTTCCGCTTCCGCTGTTGATCGCGGTTTCGATCGCAGCCATAGCCGTACTGCCTTGGTCATAGAACATGTCGATCGTCGCGGTGCAGCCGCGGTTGCCGACAATGTACGTGCGCGGGCCCGTTGCAATGTCGGTCGTGTCGATCATTGTCGCATCGTATTGAATCGACACAGTGCCGAGCCCGTTTACTGCGGTTCCGGCCCAACTGAAAGACGCGAGCGCCGATGAAAGTGCTGCCATGGGTTATTCCTTGTAGTGAATCGTGATCGTGTTTGAGACCTCGGCGGGTTGCTGTTCGTCGCCCTCGCCGACGCTGGCCGCGTCAATCGTGTAGCCGTCGAACATCACCGCGGTGAATTCAAGCCCGTTGTACGTGCCTGTATCGCACGCGCTCGGAACGAACGCCGCAATATCGAGCGCCGCATCTGTCGTGGTAGCGATCACGCGAACGTCAACGACGGCTTGCCAGTAGAGCGCGACGGCGCTGCGCTCGTTGCTGGTCACTTCGTACGTGATCGCCGGCAACGTGCTCAGTTGCGGTCGATACCCGTGCGTGATCGGATACGCGGCTAGTTGCGGCGTGTTGTCGAGCATGTTGCGGATGGCTGCTTCGAGGCTCATACAACCTCCTCGGCTTCGATCACGGCGACCATGTCGCGTTCATCGAGGTTCGTGATGCCAGCAATACGGAACGTGCGACCACGAACAACGAGCCGGAACGTTTCGTCGATGCCCCACTTTTGCAGCGAGTTCCAACGGCATCGAATCTCGGCACGCCTCACCGTTGCAACGCCGTCGGCGTACTGTTGCTCGGCTGCTGAGTCGGTGCGGAGATCCACCCACAACGGCGGGTTGCCGTTTGCTGCCGCAGTGAGATCGTTGAACGTGCCGCTGCGCTGCCCGAGATCGTCGGTAGTGCCGCTCGGTTGCAGCACCGATGCGGGGAAACGTAGTCGGCCGCTGCCGATCATCGCAGCGCCCCACGCGCGCTGTACGCGTTCAGAATGTACTTGAGCGATAGCGGCACTTCGGCGAGCGACGCCACCGAGGTTGCATCGGGGTTCGCGTACCACGCGCCGACGAGCCCGACGATCGCTTGCTGCAACGCGTGCGGCACCTGCACGTAGCCTGCCTCATAGGTCACGGTCGGATAGGTGCCTTCGTATATCTCGGGCGTCTCTTTGAACTGCAACGCCGTCAAACTATCGGTGTCATCGACGTACCAATGTGCGGTTGGCATGGTCGTGAGCACGTTGCTGCCGTTGTAGTACGTCACCGACGTGACCTTCCCCACTGGCTGAACTGGCAGCACGAATCGACGCCACTTGTCAAGTTTCGCGGTGCGCGTTTCGCTCGCAAGCGAGACGCCAGTTTCGCGCTCGATCACTTCGCCGGCTGCAATACAGAGCGTCGTGAGAATGACATCGTCGGCGTCTACGTCAATGCGTAAACGCGTCTTGAGAATGTCGATTGGGATGGGTGTCGCAGCCATGAAACCCGCGATGGGGGTTCCCCCCCACCGCGAGCAAGGTAAGAAAAAGCGCTTCGTGAACTGCTGAAATCAGGCCGTGATCGCAGCGAACGCGTTCGCGAGCATGATCTTGGAATCAGTGCGCGCGTACGTGTAGAGAGTGACCTGGTGCGTGCTTGCCGCCGAGTACGGATCAACGAGCGACGTCATGCCGGTACGGTCGAAAATCTCGAAGTAGTTGAAGTCGCCGACGACAGCGAAGACGTTCTCATCGGTGCTCGCGGTAGGCACGTATTGGCCGATGCTGTACGGAACACCGTAGAGCAAGCCGGGAGCGCCGCCGACCATCGTGCCAGCGTTCGATGGTGCTTGCGTCCAAATGTATTCGGTAGAGCCGCTGGTGACGACACTGTTCTTCAACTTGCGAGCGACGCGCAGGAACGTATCGGAGAAGAGCCAACGGAACCGCGGCGAGTTGCGGTACTGAGGTGGCACGAGGTGCACGGTGTCAATGACGTTGTCGGCGGTGACAGTCGTAACGGCGCCACCGATGTCGGTCTGTTGCGAAACACCTGAAATCTTGGTGTTTGCGGACGATCCCGCGATGCCTTCCGGTTGGCTCGATCCGGTGCCGATGGTGTACGCCTCTTCCATTTTGAGCGCCATCGAAAGGCCGATGCGGCTTGCAACCCAATCGAGGCCACTGCCGATGCCACCTTGGCCGATCGCGTCTTCAATGAACTCTTGGCTCATCTGCGTTGCGCAAACGTACTTGTAGGGCACGACGGAGATGGCGGTGGTGAACGTCGGGTCGGACGCGTTAATCGAACCGGCTTCTGCAACGAGCGCTGTCGTGGGAAGGTTTCCTTCCACGGTAATGGTGCGCTTCGAGTCGATCGAAGACACTGGGGCGATGGAGCGCAGCACGTTTGCTTGGTACATCTTCTCGACAATGCGGCGCTCCATGTCGGTCGGAATGCCAGCGCCCGAGGTGCTCGTTGAGAGCGCACGCATTTCGGCCGCGTCGCCACGCGCAACAGCGTGAAGCCAACGCTTCGCGTACTCAGGGCTCGAGAGATCGTGCTTGGCGTCGGCACGCGCGACAACGCCGCGGAACTGCGGCTGCGAGCGCTCTTCTTCGAGTTGCTTCAAGCGCTCTTGCGCTGCGCGAAGTGCTGCACGGTCTTGGTTCATGCGCTCGACGGCGTCAAGGTCAGCGTCGATGCGCGCGATCTTCTCGCGCTCTTCGCCGCTGCCGCGGATCTCAACGTGGTGCGTCTTCGCGCCAGTGCGAGCGGCGAAGGAGTCGAGGGTCTTGCGGTACTCGTGAACGGTGTTTTCGAGGTTGGTCAACTCTTCAGACATGGTCTTTCATCCTGTGCTTGTGAATCTCGAGCCGCAGCGCCGCGGCTTCAATGGCAGCCGCGGAAACACTCCGCAGGCTCGATGAGGTCTTGTCGCCGTACGCGGCATCGACAACAACGCTGAGCTCGACGAGTCGAGCCGCGGTCACGGTGCGTTCGGTGCGTCGTGGGTTCCACTCGTCGCGATCGACGTAGAAACCAAACGACATTTCGCCGCTCAGGTCTCCGCGCTCGAGCAGCGCACGAACGTCGTTGCCGACGCTCGTCTCGGCGAGATCCGCGGTAAAGCGCAGCCCGCTCGCAGTGTCGTTGAGCGTGAGCGTGCCGCTGCGCGTGCGAGCGAGCAACGCGCTCGCGTTGTGGTTGAACAGCAGTTTGATGTCGGCGCCGGCGAGGTCGCCGAAAGCGCCACGCGAGATGCGCTCTTTGAATTGCGGGTTGAATGGCTCGGAGATTTCGCGGCTCCACTTGCCGTACGGAATCGCGAGCCCTGAAAGCGTGCGGCCGGCTGGCGCACCGATGGTGACGCTGCGACGTTCAAGCGAAATCATCGACGCTCCCCGCGCTGGTGTCAGCGCCGATGTTGGTAGTGCCGCCGCCCGTGCCCATGTTCTTGGCGAGGATCGGATCGTCGAGCCCGTCAAGTGGCGCAAGGTTCAGGTACTCACGCGCCTCGTTGCGCGTGATCACGCCGGATTCGACGCCCGTGCGGAGCGCCGCCATTTGCTCGGCGAGCGACGGCCGAGAGATCATGTCACTGTCAAACGTCGCCGAGCCAAACGGTGCGAGTTTCGCGACGATCTCGGCCGCCCACGTCGAGAACCAGTGCTGTAGGCACGCGTCCACGTACATGCGAGACAGCCATTCCATCGAGCCGTACGCGTTCGCGCTGTGCTCGCTCAGGTACGACGTCGGCACGCCATAGATGCGCGACACGTCTTCGACGCTGTAGCGTCGAGCCGCGGCGATGCCGGCATCATCGAGCGTGCTGCTGATGCGCTCGACGCGCATGCCTTCGGCGAGCACGAGCGGCTTGCCGGCGTTCTCAGCGCCAGCGTGATGCTGTAGAAACTTCTCGCTGATTGACTGCCGTGCGCCTTCACTCAGCGGACCCGGATGCACGAACGCAAGCTTCGGGTTGCCGGCGTTCTTCATCACTTCGAGTTGCGAGTTCTCTTGTGCTGCGAGAATCTGCAACGACGTGCGACACAATCGAACTGGTGACTCGCCCCACAAGCCGTCAAGCCCGACGGCACGTAGGTGCAACATGGAGGACATCGGGACGTCACCGTACAGCCGCGTCTTGTAGACGGGCTCAGGCTTCGTGAGATCGAGCGACACGCTTTCGATATCGAGCGGCAACAACTCGAGCAACTCGCCGCCGAGCGTGCGGTTGATCACGGCGAACGCGTTGCCGTACAACAGCGCTTGCATCGTGAGCGCTCGACGAAACTCGAAGCCGTTTTGCCAGCGGTTAGGTTGCTGCAACAACGCGTTCGCGGTGCGCTCGCTCACGTCGAGAGGTACGCGTGCCACGTCGTTGGCGATGAGCGAAGCCGCGCGGTAGACGGGCGTATATGCGAGCGCCGTGCCCGGCGTAATCGTGGGCATACCTGCGACGTCAAACGACGTCGGGAGGATCACGCCGTGCGTGCCCCAGTGCCCCAACCAACGCTGTAGCAGACTGCGCAACATGTTGCGCATTGCGACAAGTTTGCCGCTTCCTGTCTCGGACTAAACTTCGGATTCGTAACAACTGCTGCGCTTTCCTCCCCAGCAGTGCACGGCCATGATCGAGGCCACCAGCGGGTCAATCGCGCTGTGGTCACGTGGCTTCTCGGGTCGCACGTAGCCGCTCATGCCCGTTCGGGGAATGGCTTCGGCGCACGCGCGGCGCAGGATCGGATCGTCACCGATGACCAACTTGCGACCGACCCACAAGTTCTGAAACAACTGGCACCCCGGCGCGAACGTGCTCGAACCCATGCTGTAGGCTTGGATCGGCGCACCTAACTCGGCAAGCCGCTGCGCAAGGTACGACGCTCCCCATCGGTCATAGCCGACCAGTTGGACGTCAAATTCTGCGATGATCTCGGACATCTTCTGTGCGATGGCTTCGTGATCGATCTCGGCGCCAGGCGTCAAGTTGATCTTGCCTTCGTCGGCGTAGCGGCGGATCGGCATTCGATAATCTAGTTCGCGCTGCGCCACGTTGGCGCGAGGCCACCAGTAGTGGCCACGGAGCAGGATGTTCCCGTTCTCTTGCGGGATCGCCACAACGACGGCCGACATGTCGAGCGACTTGCTCAAGTCAATGCCGACCCACGCTTGCCGCTTGCGTTGCTCGGCCCAATCGATCACGGTTGCCGTCGGCCAGTACGACATTTCAAGCCACCCGCCGACGTCCTCGTTGAGTCGAGCGCAGTGATACCGACAGAACTCCGAGCGCTGGCCCGGATCTCTTTTCATCGTGTTGTAGAGCCGGCGGATACTCGCCGCGTCTGGCTGGCCGTACTGCATGCCCGGATTCGCTTTCGGCCACGCCGCCTCATCGGCGATGTCGTCGTTCTGATCGATGCCGTAGAGCATGGCGAACGTCGCGTCGTCCTCAGCTTCTCCGGACAGCACGGCACGAGCGCCGGAACACAGCGTCTCGTAGTGGCTTTCCGTGTTGCTGCCAGGCGTCGAGATGATTACGCCTAGCGTTTCTTTCCGCTTCATCCCCGTGGTGATGAGTTTGTTCAACACGCTGCCGCGGTACTCGGCGGCTTCGTCAGCGATCCACAATGACGGGTTCAGACCGTCAAGCGATGACTCACGCGAAGTCAATGCGTTGAACTCACAGTCCTCGTCCGGCCGCGTCATGTCAGACATCTTGACCTTCACGCTCGGATCGTCGAGCCGACGCGCCATGGTGCGCGCCGTGTCCACCAAGATTTGCGCCTGTTCCACCTTGTTCGCGAGCACGTGCACTCTCTTGCCAGCGCCGCTCATGAAGTCGTAGAGCCCGAGCGCCGCCATGAGCGTGGTCTTGCCGTTGCCGCGGGCGACTTGGATGATGCCCATCGTGAACCGTCGGCGGCCTTCCGCGGTTCGCCAGCCGACAAGGTTGGCCACGATGAACGCTTGCCACGGGTGCAACTTGAACGGCTCGCCGTCGGCCTCGCCCACGAGCGACAGCCCGCCGATGAACTCGAAGGCGTCAGCGACGCGGTTCCACTCGAGCACGATGTCGGTGCGCTCGAGGTCGCGATTGAATCGCGAGCATGCTGCGTAGATCCACTTGCCGGCTGGGATTCGGCCGCTCACGACGTCGGCGGCGTATTGACGAACGGTGGATTCGGGCTCGACCATGGACTAAATGCGATTTTTTGTACGTG